TGTTTATTTTTTTCGCGCAAGTCCGCGGTTTGCAATCCCGCACGAGGAACAGTTCCCATCGACTGTTCCGCTTGAAGCGATCAGCCGCATGCAGGTGATTGAATGCGGCGAAAGCGAGATCGTAAACACGCTTGCTATCGCGCAAGCAACACACAGAATGCAGAGCTTGCTGGCAGACGTAATCTACATATGTTGCGCAGCCAGCACTGGCTTTGCTTATCACTTGGGTAAAGCAATAGCACAGGTTGAGCAGGCCGGCAAGCGCTGCATATTTTTGCAGATGGAACGCGCATACGGGAAAGATCCTGCAGAGAAGAAGTACCAAGTTTGGGATTTACCATGACGAAACGAGGAGAATCATGAAAGCAGCGATTTGGAATCACGACAAAGGTGGGCGTGTTATCCGCATAGTTGAAGCGGAAACACGAGAGGAACTTGAAAAACAAGTGCATGCGCAAGTGAACGAGGCCAAATTAACCGGCAGCACACGTGCCACAGCGAGATTGTGCACAGAGCGGCAAGAAGTGGGAGACACTTGGGTAAAGTAAGATTTTTCGCGTACCCCATCATCCCATCCACAACGCAGCCCGATTCGTAGCTATACGGATCGGGCTTTTTGTTTTCCGCAAAATCCCACCTTTGTCTGTAGCAAAGTACAATGGCAGACAAACAAAGAAAAACTTCAACGGCGCGGACACGAACCGGCGCATGGCGACAAGAGTTCTTAGACGCACTTTCTACGCTGGCACACGTGGAACGCGCATGCAAAGTTGCACAGATAGAAAAGCGTACAGCTTATAACCATAGACGTAAAGATCCGGAATTTCGCAAAAACTGGGATAAGGCTCTGAAAGACGCCGTACCCGTGCTTGAAAATGAAGCTATGAGAAGGGCGATCTATGGAGTTAGGAAGCCGGTCTACCAACAAAAAGAGTTAGTTGGCTTTGTAAGAGAGTATTCAGACACGCTACTTATCTTCATGCTTAAAGGATTGAAACCTGCAAGGTATCGGGACAAGTACACGGTAGATATTAATGCCCGTAGCGTCGAAAAGAAAATCAAGGAGCTTGGCATCACCAAAGAACAAATTGATACCGACCCAGGCCTTGCTCAAATCCTTACCGCGCTCGGTATTGGCGTCGTTGGCGCTGCAACGGGTGGAAGCGCTACAGGCACAGCGGAGTGTTGAGCTTGCGTGGCGGCCTAACCCTGGGCCGCAAACAGATGCGATAGAATGCCAAGCAGATGAATTGTTTTACGGTGGCTCTGCGGGCGGCGGTAAGACAGATCTTCTGTTAGGCATCGCCGGTCTAAAGCATACAACTAGTATCATATTTCGTAGGGTGTTTCCTAATCTGCGCGCAATAATAGAACGGTCGCGCGAGATATACGGGAGAAAAAATAGCTATAACGAATCGCTGCATATCTGGCGGCTCGGTAGCAAGTTGATTGAGTTTGGTGCAATTCAATATGAGAAGGACAAAGAAAATTATAGGGGGCGGCCTCATGATTTTTATGGGTGGGATGAAGTTGCCGAGTTCTCTGAAACGCAGTTCCGGTTTGTGAATGCGTGGAACCGGAGCGTAACCAAGAATCAGCGTTGCCGTGTGATTGCCACCGGCAACCCGCCCACAACGCCGGAAGGCGAATGGGTGATTAAGTATTGGGCACCGTGGCTTGATCCACAGCACGAACGGCCAGCAGAGCCGGGCGAGCTTAGATGGTTCGCGCGTGTGGATGATAAGGACGTTGAGGTTGCAGACGGAAAATCGTTCACGCACGGCGGCATTGAAATCATGCCACGCTCGCGCACGTTTATTCCTGCGCGGCTCAGCGATAATCCGTTCCTTGCGGAATCAGGATATGGCTCAGTACTCCAGGCGCTGCCAGAGCCGCTGCGGAGTCAGCTTCTTTTTGGGGATTTCAATCTGAAGTATGAGGAAAATCCGTGGCAGGTGATACCACGGGAATGGGTATGGACTGCGCAAGAGCGATGGAAAGATGCTGGCACTCCATCTGCGCAAATGGACGCGCTTGGCGTTGATGTTGCTCGAGGCGGTAAAGATCGCACTGTACTTACTCCTCGCCACGGTAACTACTTCGCGGCGCAGACTGTGCTTGATTCATCGCCAGATGGCCAGGCGGCGGCCGGGGCAATTGTGAGTTTACTCAATGGGGTATCGGCGCAGGTATTGATAGACGTGATTGGGATTGGAGCAAGTTGCTATGACATTGCGAAGGAAAGTTGCGATGCAATTCCGATCAATTTTGCAGAGCATAGCGATTTTGTAGATAAATCCGGTAAGCTAAAGATGGTTAATGTCCGCGCCGAAGCTTACTGGAGCATGCGAGAAGCGCTCGACCCACGCAGCGGGAAAGAGATTACGCTCCCGCCTGATAAGGAACTTGAGAATGAGCTTTGTGCGGCGCGGTGGGAGCTCCGATCTAATGGGATCAAGATCGAAGACAAGGAAGAAATAATGGCTCGGATCGGCCGTTCGCCGGATAAGGCTGATTCATTAGTGATTGCGCATTTGAAGCGCGCACGCGCCGCAGGCGTGACACACACGCCACGGCAGGATGTATTGCTGAAACGGAGAATCCTATGAGCATCGTATTCATCGCTGAGCATTGGCTGGCATTGGGGATGCTCACGGTTATCATAACTATGGTGTTACTGGCGACGCAAACGCTTAAAGATATACCGCTACGCTACCGCGTCAGCGCTATTGTCGCTAGTGTTATAGTCGTTCCTGTTGTGGTTGCTTTGGTACTCGCATAAGGACTTTTGAATACATGGGAAAGCATTTGACATCGTACACGCCCGGTTTAATCGCACCCGCGGCGCTGCTACCTTTGACGTTATCACAGCGGATCAAAAGCGCGGTTAATGCTTTTCGCGTGAAAGAATACAGCGAGTACAATGCGGCGACGAATGATTATGGCTATACGATAGACTCGGATGAGGCAGACTATCGCAAGATCTCTCAGACGCGCCGGGATATTGCTCCGCTGAAGCTTGAGCGGGCCGTTGAGCTCAGCTACGCTTTTGCGGAGATGAATCCTCTTGCCGGCCAACTTATTCAGATACCTATCGCGGCTATCGAATCCGCCGGAGTAGAATTTAAGGCGAATGATGACCGGGTTTCGGAGTTGTGGGAAGCGTGGTATGGTGATAAATTTCGCGGATTCCGCAAGTTGTTTATGAATTCGCGTGAGAGTTCTATTTTGCGCGACACGTTCATCTGCGGTGAAATGAACTTGCCTTTTTCTATCCAACCCTACACGGGAAAACTTGATGTGGCCTGGATTGATCCCACCAATATTGAAACTATTCTGTCGGCGCCTGGTAACGCGATGGACAAGCGTTACGTCGTTTTGAAACCGCAGGTGAACTTGTCTGAAGAAAAACGGAAATTTGAAATTGCACGGATGCTTGAAGATGGCTCATTAGTAGGCAATATCTTCCATTCCGCCATTAACACACATGTGAACGCAAGTCGCGGCCGGCCATTTTTGATGCCATTGCTAGATTGGTTGAGTGTGTTTGATCAGCATTTGTTTGGCGACCTCGAGCGGGCCGCCGCAATGAAAACCACAATTTGGGATGTGACATTGAGGAATTTTGATGAGCCTAAGATTAAAAATTGGGTCTCCCAGCGTTATCCTAATGGTGCGGTTCCGAAGCCGCTAACGGTAAACGCTCACAACGAAAACGAGACCTGGGAAGCAAAGACCCCGGACCTCAAGGCTGGTGATAGCGTTGCTCTTGCGGATCTAGTACGGCGTTACATTGCCGGTGGGGCCGGGCTTCACGACTTTATGTTGGGGTTCGGTCAGAATGTAAATGTGGCCACAGCCCGTGAGAGCATGATTTCTACCGTATGGATCATCGAATCGTGGCAACGATTTGTACAGAGTAACCTCGAGTTTATGTTTGCATGCGTGTTGTCAGCTGCTATCTCAGCCGGCAGGCAGCTTGAATCCGGACGGTTGGATGATACGGTTGACCGCGAATTTACGATCAAGATGCCGTCTGTTTTTCCGAAAGATGGTATGCTGCTAAGTTCGACTATGACTCAGGTTGTTTCATCTACAATCAATGCGGTAGGAGAGAAGTTGCTTAGCCGCAAGACTGGCCGCGAGGCGGTTATTATGGCCTACAACCAGATGATGGGGACTGAGATTTCCGTTGACGAAGAGATCGAGCGTCTTAATGCGGAGGAGCAAGAGGCGCTTGACGAACCGGCCGATATTGATTTGAATGGACTGCTCGATGGCGATACCGGCAACGTGAACGGTAACAGCGGTATGGTGTACAAGCCCACCAGTGCTGAGTTGGTTAAGATGAGCGCGCGCGAAGTCTACACCAAGAAGCGCATGAACGGATTGAGGAAAAAAACCAAGTGAAGGCGATTGAAACGATTGCGATCATCGCGTTCGGGTTTCTCATTGGTCTTGCAATTGCGCAAGCGTTATTCATTCGTCAATTGCTATCGGTATGGCAGTAGTTAGATTGCAAGAACGCTCGGCGCGCGAGATTGCTTACCAGCGCAAGCTGAGAGAGATTTTGCGCCAGGTAGATCACCTTGAGGAAGGTTCAATTAAGCAGGTGATGGCATTCTTGCGTGAAGCGCGTGAGCGTATAGCATCAAGCCTCGCGAGTTCAACAGGATTTGATGCCATTCACTTGCAAGCGATTAAACGAGAAATTGAGACCGTTGTGGGTGAACTGCAAAGCAAGTACTCAGCGTATTTTGATAAGCAGCTTGTGAAGGCTTGGCAGACCGGTACAGACATTGTGGAGTTGCCATTGCGTCAGGTGGGGATTGATGTTGGATCATCGTTGGCCGCGGTCAGCCGTGAGCAGCTTGAAGTGTTGCGGGGATTCAGCGCAGACTTGGTTAAAGACATTGCGCAGACCGGTTTGAAACGGATTAACTCAGAAATTCAATTGGGGATTTTGGGGCAGAAATCCGTGAACGAAGTGATGAAGGGTGTAGGCCGGTCATTAACAAGTCCCGGAGTATTTCAGAATATCACAAGTCGGGCCGAGGTTGTAACGCGCACGGAGTTGAATCGCGTCGTGAATATG